AGCCTGTTGAGCCTGTTGCTGCACTTGCTGTAACTGTTGCTGCAATGCTTGTACTTGCGGATCTTCACCAGTCACTTGTGGCGGTAGCATTGCTTTGAATCTCTCGGCTATCTCATCAGCACCAGGCCAATCAAGATTTTTAGCAATCAGATCACTGATCAAGCTGGATGCCGCAGGATTAACGCGTGAGAACTCAATCATTTGCTGAGCGGCTTCCTGACGTTTTGTTGTGTAGCCTGGACCAACTTCAACAACAACATCATATTTCCCTACGCTAAAGTCGTATATGTTGCTGATATCATCTTCGCTTTTTGGCTGACCTAACTTTATGTTCTCTGACTCTTTCTTATCTTCACCAAGTATGCGAATAACACGCCCTTTAGTGTAAACGTGCGGGATTAGATCAACAATTATCACCCCAGCTTGTCGCAACATGCGAGCTTGGTTATCAATAAAATGGAATGTGCCAGTGTCTGATTCTCGCTGTCTGGCAATGATCGCACGTCCTGAGACTGCATTATCCTGCTCACCAATCGACGCACCGAACATGCCCATTGTTGCCCGGATGTCATCAGAGCTATTAATTGCTTCCTGCAATACGCCAGCAGGTACACCAGCGAATGGCTGTCTTTGTGGAGCAACACGGCCTTTCTTGTACTCAAGATACGCATAGTTCTTTGTGTTAGCAGTTGCCCATTTCTGCAGGTCTACTAACGAATCTTCTTCAGCTATAAACGGTGCTTTAGCTTGCGAAGATACTAATTCGGTAGCAGTTGACCGCCAAAAATTAAGCATGCGAGCCGAGTCTTTCGAGTCACGGATAAGCGATTTGAATATACGCTTGTTCTCTATGTTTACTTCTTCTCCGTAGCAGGGCACGATAGGAATGTATCTGCCTGCCCATTCGTTTTCTTCTAAGATCTCTTTACTATTAATTATGTATTGAGTGACTTTCTTGCTCTTAACTACCCGGCTATCTGTTTTAGTAATGCCGAGCGCCTCAAACATCTCGAGATTATCGTTATAAACTTCCTCATCAACAACATCACCATCAGATAGCAGGCATACTGTTTTATCTATGTCCTCGCGCTTCCAATACTCAGCAATCCATACGCCATCATCATTGATCCATTCATAGTCAGACTTGTCATCAGCTATCCAGTCATTCTCTTCTGCTTTTGGGAAACGTTCTTTGTATTCATCAAGCGTTATGCGGTCAACAACAAAGCAGCAGTTCCAGTCAGATCCGTCAGCACTGGTTGCGTATGGATCTCCGTAGATGGAGAATTGGTTATTTACGCGCTCAATAACGATATCCTGATCGAATGATTCGTCATCAGCGTATTTGGTATTGATACGGATATAACCAGGATAACCGCCAGCAACAGCATGAGTTAACGCGGTATCGAAAGCAACATCAGCATTGCTTGATACTTCAATATTGCGAATAAGGCCGTTTAATATCTCGGCTGTCTCTGGATCTGAGTAATCGTCTACAGGACGTGCGCGAATAGTTGGTTTGTTTTGGCGTGCATCATTGACAACTTGCCTAATATGCGCAGGGAACTTGTTAATTGTGAGTGTTGGTTTGCCTTCACGACGACGAGCTTCGATGTCTTCAGCGGACCATTGTTCACCAAGCAAGCCAAACTTGATATCTTCTAGAGCTAATTCTCTGTTATCTTTCTCTTTTTCAACAGCTAATAGAAATTTTTCACGAGCTTCCGCTATGAATTTTTCTTGGTCGTCATCAAAGTCTTTTTCTTCTTCGTAGTCCAAAACCAGCGCTCCAAAGCGTTAGGTTATTTTGATTGAGTCTTATATCACGTATTTAATTCAAAGTCAATTCTTTTTCATCCTTTATGTAACTTCCACATTTAGAACATCCTAGATGCAGATCACACATGCAATCAGGATGCCTCATATTAAGCAGGTAGAAATTCATCCTATCCTTTTTAATAGCGTAAACATCCTTTACATATCCAACATGACCGCCACAATCTTTGTGATATATCTTTGTTAACTCATCCATGAACCGCCCCCAGCATAGTAGTTTTCCTGCTTGCGCTCTGGTTTTGTCTTTGCTATATCAATACCAGACATAACAAGGTATCGCGTTGCATCCATCAAGTAGTGATCATTCTCTTTAATGATATTACCTTTTTCATCACGTCGATACAATCGGAATTCTGACCGCCAAGAGCCAAGACTCTCAAACACTTTAAGTTTGCCACCGCTCAATCTCTGCCACACTGAGTATATTCCAGCTTCCCTTGCATTAACAGCAGTAACAATATCAAGACCTAACTGCTGATATTGATCAAGCAATTGATCGCCATCTTTCTGCCCTCTGCCGCGTGATGCTGGGTCGATAACTCCGGGTATCCATTCACCACGTGACTTTATTGATTCCGCATGCACTACTGGTTCAGCTTGCCCCCTGTAATGCTCTGAATGCAAATATACTGTTTGCGTGTCTCTATCAACAGCGCCCCAAACTACTGCTGTTCTATTCCAACCAACGTCCATACCATAGACTCGAGGCCAATGATCCGGAATAGGAAAATCAGGCACAACTATATCAGATTCAGGTACAGGATAAATAGCGCCAGATCCTAGCTGCGGGATTCCTTTTGATCTTGCATCGCGCTGGAATGGCGGTATTGATTCCCATAGTTCTTTTTTAACATCATCATTTAAGTGCGGAACATCATCCCAGGTTGCCATAACAACGAACTTGGAGCCATCCTGCTTTTCTTGCAGCTCTCCACCAGGAAGGAACGCCAAGACCACATGAGACATGCCCATCAATGGCGTAAACGTTAGCATGAGCATACCGTTGTTTGTCATGGTCCGCAAAAGACATTCGGTGTAAATATCTTCGGGAGGCTCTTCATCAAGAAGGATTACATCTTGCTCGGTTCCTTGAAATGCTTCGCGCCGTTGGTCGTATGATTTTAATGTTAATTGACTTACGCCACCGGATTTGTGTTTGATATAGATCATGTCAACAGAATCAGCGACACTTCCACCGCCACGCACTATCTTATGGATTGAATCGCCGGGGATTAATCCTGTACCCCAATGACCAACAGGCCCCAATAATTTATCTTGCAGAATCTCTCTAACAGTTTGCTTAGTATCGCCAGCAGCCCATGCCTTTATCTTTCCCGAAAACTTCCTGCCATCCCACCACGCCGGATAATCTCCAGTCAAATGATGTGTTAATTCATAAAGACCAACACCCTCAGTTTTGCCCACACGGTTCGCAGCAAGCATTAAACGCTGGCGATAATTCTTCCCAGCAGAAAAAAAGCTAAGATGCTTCTGATATAACTCGCGCCTTAGCTCTCCATGATCCGGATAATATGTATAAATCTTGCGCCTTGATTGCCTTCTTTCTTTCTCTTCAATCAATCGCAGGATCTCTATTTTTTCGTGACGTTCGATAATTTTTCTTCCAGTTTTTTATCAAGCTCTTCATCGCTCAATTGATCAATAGCTAAAGATCCTGATATCTCCGTTTTGTTGACATAATAACCAAGACATTTGCCGATAAGCTCATGTGCTTTAATGGCTGGGTTATGATCTTGATCTTCTTGAGCGGCTGACTTGAGTGCAATCATTTCTTTTAGGTAATCTTCAAGACCCATGCCGATGCGTTCTGCTATAGGTAGGCGTAGTTGCTCAATCCTCATTGCGATATCATTATTTTGCATCAACACATAAGCATTGTTATTTATTGTTGGATCACCCATCCCATCACAAGAATAAGCCGCTCTATAAGCATCGCTCTGGTTAAGACCAGAAACAATGCCCTGACAGAATTTCTCTTGTTTAGATGTTAGCGCCATTTGTCACCACACTCACACGTAAATTATGTCCAGCACGCTGGACTTTATAAAACAATACGTTAGTGAACTTATCATCTAACGACCCGTTGTTCAATATATTCTCCACTATATCACAAAGAAAATCGTCATCAATCACAAGATCAACGCCGATCTCTTTACAATCTTTATTGACTGTGACTGTTTTTTCCATTCGATTCCTTTAACTTTTACGCTATTTTAGCACAAATACTCATATCAATCCCATCTTGATTTCATCAGCAATAGCAGCATAGCACAAAGCTGCATCATTATAATTAGCCATCACACGGGCCTTCGCGAACTTTGCTTCCTCGGTATCAACCTGGTAATGATTGAGTACCAGGTTGAAATCGTCCTTAAATTTTTGTGTTGGTTTTAACAAAGTTATTGTAGTCTTGTTCGTTATAGAACGAGCCTTTCATTGTAAAGCCATTTCCTTTACCTTCCACAACCCATTTATCAAAACCATCAA